CATATAATTGTGCAGAAACCAATTGGCTGTTTGCAGGGATAATTATATTTGTTGTGTCAGTACCAGCTGTTTGATCAACAGCTTCAGTTTGTGACATCAACACATATCCTGTGTTTTTCATATCCGTTCCAACAGTAGTACCAGTAGTATTTTTAATACCACCAGCTAAAATTGGACCCGAAAAAGTTGTGTTTGCCATAATATTCCTCCTAGAATATCTGAATACTGTCCTCTAGGGATGTCGACTATACGCGTCAGTACTCATTGTTTGTTTAATTAATTGTATAGTAAGTTAGATATACTCTAATTTTTAATAGAGTGCAAGGTATCCCAGGGTATTTTGTGTGATTTTGTAAAAGCCTTAAGTTGCTATTGATACTGATGGTGCAGCATTAGTTATTGCGTTTTCCCTATTAGCAATTTTCGACTCTTCGTCTTTAATTGCTGCAATAACTTCTTGCACCTTTTTATCAATCTGGACCATATTAAGAGTATATTTACCATTTTCGTTATACTCCTGTTGCCAGTTCAACTCCAAGGACCTTTTTTGTTTGTATAGGTCTGTTACCATAGTCTTGGACCTCCTCATAGGTAATATAATTAGTGCCTCCGTAAAATTCTCCAGCACTGTCCCATTTTATAACATTCTCTCCTAGTTTGTCAACTATGGCTTTTTCAAGATCTTCGGGAGTGTCGTTCGATTCGACCTTAAAATCGGCATAATAACCGTAAGCTCTTATTTGGACTCTGAATGTTTTCATAGATTACCTTTTGATTTTCTACCTTTATCACAAAAAAAAGGGGCGGTCAAGCCGCCCCTTAATATTAGTTTAAAAACTTAATTACTTAATTAAGCACCTTGGTTTCCGTAGATACCTCTCCAGTCAGACCAGCCGAAGCTGTATCTTTCCCTAGCTTTGTATCTAACGTTTCCAGTATCGAAGTCGCCTTCCATAGCTGTTTTTAATGGTGCTCTAACGAAGTGCTTCATTCCATTTGGAACATCAGTTTTGATAAACCAAGCGTCACTGTCAGTTAAGTAGTGATTAACTACAAAACCTTGAGGAACCATACCCATGCTTTTGATAGCATTGATATCGTTATTCGCAGTACCAGTTTGGCCTTGAGACTTCATAATTCTCTCAGCTGTAAACTGAAGCTCTTTAGGGATGACCATTTTCATTCCTTGAGCCGCTACTTTAAGACCTCTTTCATCTTGAAAACTAGCGATGTCTATCAACGCTTGTTCTAAAGATACTTCAGATAAGTCAGCAGCCGTACCAGGTACGTTTGTTTGATTACCATTAAGTGTAGGGTGAGCTGCACCACATAAAGATTCGCCGTCTCCGCCATTGTAGCCGGAAGCTTGGAACGCATTATTTAGTACGTTTGCACCTTTAACTTGTTTTGATGTCGCCATTGAACGAGCTAAAGCTTTTGTGTATCTAGAAGAGATTCTATCGTAGAGGTTATCTTCGATAGCTTCTTCTGTCAACGCGAATGCTAATGCTACTGTTTCGTGAGTGTATCTAGCAGTGTATGTTTCCTGTGCATCGTCGTATTGAACGCCGCTACCTTCAGGTTTAACATCTGCAGTACCGAAACCAGATAACATTACTTCTTCTTCAAAAGCTCTGTCAGATGATTCGTTGTCGAAAATCTGACTTGCTTCGTTTTCATAACGTTTGTATTCCAGGCCGAATAGTGCATTCAGGCCGGGCTCTAGTTCTTTAACTAGCTGTGCTCGTGATATTGCCATGTCTATATGCTCCTATTATACCCCAACCACAAATGCATTGTATTTGTTGTTTGCAACAACAATAACGTTTGCATAAGCTGCGTTGAAGTCTGAGTTATCTGGATCTTCTGCTGATCTCAAGATTCTCCATTGTTTGCCGGAAGTTGCTAAGTCATTAGTAAGATCTAATGTACAGTTACTTCTACCGGAAACGGATTCACCTGAGGCTGTAGTGTCACAAACTTGAAGAAACGTTTTTTGAACGTTATCTGCTGTGGCACTGATAGCTGAATCAGTTGCGATCTGATATTCCTGGAATGGGTTGTCATTTACGAAAGCAGTGATGTTTTCACTATTCGCCGGTGTAGTTGAAGCAACATAAGAATTGCTCCAAGTAGGTTTTTCAGTTGTAGAAGCGTTGTAGAAACAACCGTTGAAAACTCCAACGATTAAATCTGTAGAACCCGCTGCTGCGCCTTCAACAAACCCACCAGTACCAGGAGTGTTACTTACAATCCCTTTAACTGGTTCACCATTGTAAATAGCTGTTCCATGTGCTCTCTTGATAGTGTATTTAGACTGACCTGAAGTCGCAGGAGTGTTTCCTAGCGTGTTAACAGGTTTAAGTCCATATCCACTAGCTTGTATGTTTGCCATAGTATTTACCTATTCCAATTGTGTTCACATTTTTACATGTAAACGGTTGATGAAAATTCGGAAAGTTTTGAAAAGAATTATTCTTTTTTGCCACCACCGAAACTATACGTAGTACGCCTTTGATTACTCATTGGCATACTTGGATGTTGATCCTTCAGAGGCTCGTTTTCGACAGCTTCCTGTCTGTCTTTAGTTAGCTTATTAAAATAAGCGTCCCTTTGACGTGCGAGTTCTTCTGGTATTCTAGCCAACACTAGACCACCTACTCCGATGTGACCTTTGTATCTACCTTGCTCTATTGCGGGATAGTTTAGATCAGGATAGGCATCAGCTCTTACGAGTTCCCAACCCTGTCTTAACTTGGCCGTGATGTTTTTTGTATCATCTTGGCCCATCGTTTCAAAACGAATCCAACGCTGTCTAAAGCCGTCTGGACACTTAGGTGCATCTAAGTGAGATGAGTTCACCCAAACTTTTGGTCTTTCAGATTCCGACCTAGTTTGGTGAGCACGAGGAGTCTTGTTTTTAGTTTTTTCCATATGCTATACCTCCTTCATGGATAATTGTTTCGCATAATCTTCGAGTGGCACGTTTAGCTTTTTAGCTATTGCTACCTGTGAAGACGTGAGCTTCACGGTTTTGCGACCAGGTTTTATACTTCTAGCAGCTGATGAAGTCGCAGAAGCAACCGTCTGAACGGTTCTGTTCGGTTTAGATTCACTCTTATCAAATTTATGAGGAAAGTCAACCCTAATACGCGTGTCTATTTCCTTATAATATTCGTCAGATTTTGGATCGAAACCTTCTTTTTCCACGAGATCTTTATGAATCTCAAAGGCAGTAAAGGTCATAGCTCTATCTGAGCCAAACCAATTATTCTTTTCTGCCCAAGATTCCGCTTTAGGATCTGGTGTTCCTTTAGCAGCTTGTTCTCTTGGAAGGGTTGAAGGCGTTTCCCTATATCTAAGATGATCCTGCTCCTCAGGAGTCTTAGGTTTGTTATCTTCTCTATATTTTTCAGCAGCAGTTAATCTAGCTTCTTCTATAGATAATGCAGCGATCTTTTTATTTGCTAAAACTTGTTTAGCAGCATCGCCTGTTTCAATAGAATTAGCTAATTCTTCTTGTGCTGATTTTAATTGTTGAGAGACTTTATCTGAGAAAGCTTTATCATACTTTTCTTCAGTAGTTCTAAACTTGTCAGCCATCATTGCGACTTCACGTTTAGCACCCTGTGCATAATCAAGCGCAGCTTTTTCTCTACGCTCGGCTTCTCTCATTTTTCTAGTTAGTTTAGCAATACGTTTATTAACGCCTTCACTATACTCTTCTAGTTTTTGTTCTTCTGCTGGCTCTTGTTCCGTTTTTTCTGGTTCTGCTGGTACTTCAGTAACTTTCGCTGGCTCTTGTTCCGGTTCCGTTGTAACTTCGGGTGCTGGTGCTTCGTCTTTTGTTACCGTATCTTCTGGTAAATCGACTTCGGCCCCTGGACCTGTTGTGTCAAGTGGAACTAACTTTTCTTCTTTTTGATTGTCTGATTGTTGTTCTTGATCAGGCATAGTTTCCTCCTATGTATTAAATTAGAACTCATGGACTATATCCTCTGGGTTCTTAATTGTCGCGATGATTTCATCATCGTTTAACAGTCGTACTTCTCCACCTTCTATCTTAAACCGAGATCCTGCATACCGGGCAAATATTACCCAGTCTCCCTTTTTGCACCACGGACCATCGGGAAATTTTTCTTTATCTCTATAACAGTCTGGACCCATCTCTAGTATGTTTCCACATACTGTAGCTAGTTGTTGTCTCTCGACTTGTTCATCGGAATAAAGAATTCCTCCTTTAGTTTTTTTCTTCCCTTTAAAAGGAAGAACTAAAATTCTCCAACCAGTTGGTTTAGGCAACTTGGCTGATTCTTCGTCGTATTTATCTAATAATGCTGATTTAATTTTTGGTTTGTCTGTCGTTGATGTCGATGACGTTTCCTGTGTGTTTTTCATATTGCTCCTTTTTTTCAAGCAGGTTGGAAATCTCCTGTAAGATTGCTTCGTAAGCGTTTATCTGTCCTAACATATACTTATAAGATTCAAAATTGTCAACCCCTGCACCTGAAGTTAACGCAAGTGAGACAGCTGATAATGTGTTTTTAATTTGTCTTTTTAACTTTATTATTTCATCCATTAGGATTTTTTATTTTCTTTAGCCATTTTTTTAAAAGTTTTAGCTAATGCTTTAGCACGACCGGTACAACCCTTTTTCGTGATTGGTGTA